AGTAATAACGCGAACGCCATCGAGTTTGACTTCGATAAGTTTTTTTCCAGTAACTTTGGATTCATGATTAGCACTATCATGAGCAAGCTGGCAACTAAAAACAGGAACTGCATATTGAGGCCACTTCTTTTCTACAACTTTGTTAATGGTCTTTTCGCTTGTACCACAGCGAAGATCCTTGATAAGAATACGGCGGTACCAACCATTCCATTCTGATTTAGTAGATTGCTTTATGGCTTCAGCAACGGCATCACGGGCATCGTTGCCGGTGAGGTGACGATCACGTAAACTGATAGCAAGACTAATAAAATTGTTCCAATCAAGCCCAAGGCCGTCTTCATCTTTCTTCTCCGGTATTTGTTTAAGTCCAAAAGTTATCATCGAATCCAGAGCAAGACGACAGCCTTCAAAAAATTGATTGTTGCCTGCTTCTGCTTGTGCAAGAATAATTGCTTCTTTGTTCAAACGGCTAGGATGATCTTCGAGAGAAGAAATGACAAACTGGCAAGGATCGCTCACAATGAACTCCAATAGTTAACTTGATGTAACTATTATACAGTCTATATATCAGTATGTCAAGTGATTATTAGTACGAAATGGCTTGCCTGCATAAGCGTATTCTAATTGGCGCATAATTTTTAGCTTCATTTGTCGTACTTTTGGGTGATCGTGGTTATTATTAAAAGCGGCTAGGAATCGTTGCCACATGGTTTTTCTTTTACGATTGGGTTGATTTTTATCAAGATATTCTGCGATTCCTTTTGGATCCCAACCAAACATGTCAATCATATCGCAGGCTAAGTTAAAGGCGTGTGCGCCCATCTCGTCTCTATCTCCATAATATTCCTGTTGTTTGCGATCTTTGGCGTACTGAGCTGTACTTTGATACATAGGAATTGGTTTAAAGTTACGAGCACGGAACTGTCGTGTGTGTATAATTTCATGCAACATAATATCCGAAAAAACTACACAAATTCGTTGCCAACGATATAGTGATAGTTTCATAGATTCAATGTCTGGAGGAAATGCTAGTTGAACTTCGATAAAACGACTATAGCCTTTGCGGTCATAGTCTGAATGGTACATGCCTCCTATCCAAATTTCGTTACCTTTTGCTTCTTTAAAACGTTCGCTAGTAACACGAATTGGAAGATGTTTTTTAAGATGTTTGCTAATTTTGCTAGAGATTTCGTCAATAGCTACCCGTCTGCCTACAAACTCGCTTTTAAGTTTGTAAAGCATTGAGTACAGCGTTTCGCGGTCCAGTAAAGACCAGTTGAATGCCTTGCGGGCCATAGCACACTCCTACACAGTTGTATTTATAGTGTACTACGGCTACCAATTATATACGCACTTTATGGGCGTTTTGTAACAATTTCGTCAACCAAGCCAAAATCAACAGCTTCTTGGGCACTCATAAAGTTGTCTCGTTCCATAGCTGCATAAAATTCGTCAAAAGTTTTACCCTTTGAATTATGATTAACATAAATCTGGGTAAGATTTTGCTTCATTTTTAGGATCTCTTTTACTTGGATTTCCATGTCTGTTGCTTGCCCGCCAGCACCACCGCTAGGTTGGTGAATCATGTGACGTGCATTTGGAAGCATTTTACGTTTGCCAGGAGCACCTGCTTGGGCTAGTAGACTGCCCATACTGCAAGCCTGTCCCATTACAATAGTCGCAACGTCCGGACGAATAAACTGCATAGTATCGTAGATTGCCATACCAGCGGTAACAACACCGCCAGGACTATTGATGAAAAAACTAATATCTTCATTGCCTTGACTCTCCAAAAATAAGAGCTGTGCTACGATAAGACTAGCACTATGCTCGTTAACATCCGTGTCTAGCATAACGATACGGTCTTTTAATAGACGACTATAAATGTCGTAACTGCGTTCTCCACGAGCTTCTTGCTCAATTACCATTGGTACCAAATGTGGCATTACTCTTCTCCAAAAATATAAGCGGCCATTTTGCGCTCAGTTGTAGCTTCATCTTTCATAGCGCATTCAAAACAGATATTTTCATCGTTTGGACCGTAAGGTCTGCACTCATCTACTTTTCCGCACATTTCGCAAACTTCATCAGGTTGCTGTGCAATAAATCCTCGACCGCTCATTCTTCAATACCTTCATACTCTGCAAGTTGTTTGCGGAAAACTTCTAGTTGTTCCATTAGGTTAACAAGTCCGTCGTGATTCATAGTGATAGCACTATATCCCATTTTGAATTCTAGTCGATTCTCGCTAGTCATACCTAGTGTGTAATAAGTTACAGCAGGCTTTTTAGGTTCGGGTGGAAGATAACCACCACCATCACCTCCGCCGTACTCTGTAGTTTCCTTTTGTTCAGGAAATGGAATTACATTACTGGGTTTCTTTTTAATCCAATTTAACATTTTTCTATCCCATTCTACATCCATGTTAAGCCAACGTCCAACAGGTGGACACCAAAAAGGCATTGCTAATACTATAAGCCACACTAGTTGAATAAGCTCTGGTCTAATGTCTTTGTAGTATAACGCAACAGGCAAGCCAATACCTAGATAAATGGCGCCTGTCCAAAACATCCAGTAGCCGCCTGTGCGTTCAAATAACTTCATGTTACTTGCCAATCACCACTTGACCTTTAAAGTCGTAGGGCACAACAACAGTATTGACTTTACCGTTCTTGATACCTTCGGCAATGTCTGCCTGTGCCTTAGCCTGCATGTATGCAATACTTTGGGCACCTTGGTTGGCTAGAGCTTGCATACGACGAGCTTCTGCTTCGGCAGTCTTTACTTCAACTTCTTTCTGCTTGAACTCGTTCTTGGCACGAACAAGAGCATTAGCAGATTCAACAACAGAGTCTGCTGGCACAATGTTACGAATTAACACTTGGCTAACAGTAATAGCACCGTCCAATTTCTCATCTACTAGAGTCTTTTGGATTTGTTCGCGAATAGCCTGCTCCATCGGCTGACGATTATCAGCCATATCCAATGCTTCGTACTTTCGTGCTTCTTTATAGATAGCATTACGAGCGGCATTGTAAATGTAATTAAACATCAAATATGTGTCGCCGTCGTGCTTGATGTGGAAGGCTTTTGACTTGCTATTGTAAAGTTCAGCAACTTGGCTTTGGTTCAAGTTATAGATAACAATAGCATCAAAGTCTTTCATGGTGCTGTTATCTTTGGCAATAGGAGTCATGTCGTCAAGTTTGACGTTAACATCTTTGACTGGGAATGTAAGAACATCACCAATAATAACTTGGTTAAAACTACCGGGTAGTAGCTCTTCATTTTTAACTTGCTTGTCAAAGCCAACCCGCAAGCCAACTTCACCAGTTTCGATACGAGTACAGCCTGTAGCAAGAACTGCGGCGGCAATAAGACCAAGGGTTGCGATACGTTTCATGTTTGTGTGTCCTTAAAATAAAATAACGATTGTTGTCATCACTGCTACTGCTAACAGTGAAACAATTATACTATAGCCAAGTGTCTTTGTCAAAGACCATTTTTCCTTTCCACTTAATGCTCGCCAGCTGACAATACTAAAATGGATTAGAACCGCAAAGACTATGAATACTAACCAAAGTCTAATCATGGATTTTCCTTTTTTACTTCTTCTTTTTTACGTTCTATAGGAGGAGGAAAGTATGGCTCTATTACATAGTGGTTGGCACTCCACCAACCAAATGCTGTAACAAAGCCATAAAAGAATATCTCAAGGACCATTATTGATCCAATTCTTTAAATGCCTCCGGAGCACGTTTGATAGCCATTTCTTGAAGTTTGTGCTGTTCTTTAGCACGTTTCAAGATGTTAGCATCGCCTGTAGGGAGAGCTACTAGAACATAGGTACGGAACCATTTACCTTCCGGTACTCGTTTAATTTCTTTAAGTTCAACGCCAGTAAGGTCAACTTTGTCGCAAGAGCTACGACTTACCATTTCATTAATGCTAGTGGCAGAGTTTTCGCCTTCTGAACGATAGACCTTGTTACGCATACTCATTGTACCGCCAGCAGTCATACAGATTTTTCTGTAGGCATCGTCTTTAGCCAGCAAGTCTGCATAACTAAAGTCTGTGCTACGGCCTGTGCCTGCTTCATATACGGCACTGGTGCTGGACGGAACTTCATACATCCACTTTGGAGCCTTATCAATAGCACGTTCAACCAATTTTTCTTGGCGTTCACGTTCCATGTCAGCTCGTTTGCCGTAAGGATCAGTTGTACCGCAAGCAGCCAATACAGCAACAATCGGCAATAAGGTAAGTATTTTTTTCATTATTTTCCACTCATCTTTTCTTTAGTCCATTCAGCGGACGATTTGATATCCTGACCAACACCTGCTACTGTAGAGCAAGCGGTCAGGGCCAGTGCTACCATTAATGCAAATACTACTTTCATTTTGCCATCTCCTGACTCTGTGTTTTAACTGTGTCTACACCTTTGTCTAGCATACGAGCAATGCCGGAAAACCCAACAGTAGCTAGTACCAATCCAAAGATAGTGCCTGCGATAAATGCCTTCATAAAGTTTGCCTCAATATGTTGTTAAACATGAGTATATTATATGTGAACTCAAGTCAAATGTCAAGTCACCATTTGTCCACAACTGTCCAAAGTTCATCATTTTTGCATATGACTCCTTTGGAAAACTGTAAACGTCCATTGTTATAGCGTTCACTAAAGTATCGACATTTGGTTCCTTTGAACATAAAGTAACCTTTTTTGGCTACAGTACCAAATTCTGTTTCCAAACCTTCGTCACCAATTCTCAAAGGACGATTTCGTTGTGCGCTTTCGCTACACACTAACATAGTTTCGGACTGGTACTTGCCGCCTAGTCGCATGTTCAATTCACTCAAACCATATTCAATGGCTTTTTGGCAACTAATCTCTGGATCTCCGTAGTCTTCGTGTGTCCAATTTACATTATGTTTTTCACCGTCGATTATAATGCTAAACTTAACTTGACACTTTTGGTTACTTTTGATTTTAACCAAATCGTCAATATTGCCCATTTTGCGATCAGCAGTAACTTTACTAACCTGACGCACTTGGCAGTCTTCAGCTAGTACTGTTTGACTAATCAATGCCAAAAGAATGAGAAGTTTTTTCATTGTTCGCAATTATAAACAAACCACCACATGTGTTCTTTGAGCAAGGCATTATATTGCCTGTCTATGGCAGATAATTGATCAGGGTCTTCGTTGAAGTTTTTTATTTGCTGAATTCGTTTAAGCTCTTTAAACTGCTCATTCTTTTGTTTGCAAGAAAGTTGCCAGTTTAAAAGTTGTTCGTAAGTGGGCACAGGTGCGCTGTTACTGCACCCTGCCACTGTTGCAATCAACAAAGTGATTAAAAGTCTCATTGAGCTTTGTCATTGAGTTCTACGTTAGACAACGCTGCAATAGTTTGGAATTTATCCCAAGCCATTTTTGCAGCAGGATTATTTTCTAGCTCGTCGTTCGGCAATACTGCTTCTAGCCAAATATAAGGCATACGTCGAGGATGGGCACCAAACTGGCGAGGTTGGTGGAATTTACCTTGTTCCCAAAGTTCAATACTGACACTACGGAAACGGTCTTCGTCTTCGTCTTTGTATTTGCCCCATTCAGGAAGACTGCCGCTGAACAATCCACGCATAGAGTGGGTATCGTTGCCACCGCCGTATCCTTGCCAAATACTCTGCCACTGTTTGTCATCTCGTGGGTCAAAATCGGTTCTGGCTATAATAATCAAAACATCATCGATGTCAACTACGCCTTCGACAATATCTCGAACGCAACGGCTGTAACTAAGACCAATTTTCACTTTATTTCCAATCTTACTTGTTTAATTGAATCCCATCGGAAACTCTTCCAATGTTTGTTTTCCAAATCATACACAGGGCAAACATCTTCATTTACCTTGCGCTCTTTCTTTTCTTTAGGAAAGTCTATTGGATTGTCTGTGTTAGTATAGTGTTTTTCTTCGGTTAAGTCAACTGGAACGAGTGACGGATTGGTTGTACACTCCATCACACGTTCAGTACCGTCCTTTTTGGTAAAAATAACAGTCACAGGACCAAAAGCCAAATGAGATTTCAACCATTTTTTAAATAGTTTAAATTCTTTTTCACTCAGCGTTGACATTTCCTGCTTCCAGTTCTTCTACACGATGACGCAAACGAATAATTTCTTGCTCTAGTCCTTCGATATGAGCCGCGACTTTATCCATAAATTCAGCTGTGTTGTTGCCTGTAGTTCGCAACATGTCAACAACTGTTAGCTTTTTTTCCTCTGCCATTTAAACCTCCAATAAAATATTAGGATTCCATCCTGTGTCTTCACTATAGCCATCGCTATGATAACCACGTGGGTTGCAAACAATGCGAGTTTCGCCAATCATGTAATCAAAACAGTGATGGGTGTGTCCGTGTGTCCACAGTTTGATCTGTGGCCGATCCAAAATAAACTCGCTCAAGTCGCTGTGGTAAGCACCGTTCATAATAGTTTCTGACTTATACGATTCATGTACACTTTGGAAACTAGGACTATGGTGTCCAACTACAACAAACTTTTCATCATGACGTTCTGCTACTACAGTTTTGATGTAGTCAAGCATATGACGATGACGAAAAACAGTATCAATGGGCTTAAGGTTAGTGTAACCTTCGGTTTCCTTTTTAATGATACGGAAGTCGTTCATCATGTCACGCACCGCATGAAGTGTCAGCGGATCGCCTTTGTTCATGTCAGTCCACAACGTTCCACCGATGAATGTTACATCGTCGATAGTCTTAGTACCTGCTTCTAAGAAGTAGACATTAGGAAATTTAGCACATTCGTCTTCTAGGACTTTAAGTGTACGATTCCACTTGCCATGATAAAATTCGTGATTTCCGGCCACATAAATGGTATGTGGAAACTGGAATGAACAACGCTTCAAAAAATCACGAAACGTTTGGACACGCTTTTGCTTACGGCCTAGTTCTGCGAACGAACCGTATTCGTAGATGCTAGGAACAACAGGATGGTCGTAGAGATCCTCGGCGATCATAATGTCACCGCTAAGGATCAAAACGTCATAGTCATTGTCGTTTTGTATATTGATGTCACTGAACTCAAGATGGAGATCACTGACTAATTTGATACGCATTTAGTCCTCTGTTTCTATAAATGCCTGAGCGTCTTCTTTTGTTATACGTCCGGCTTTAACTTCCTCTAAAACATGACGCAATGCTTCTTCAACGAATTCGTTAAAGGTCATATCACGATCATGTGCCATTTTCATGTATTTTAACAGATCTTCATCCGAAAAGTCAACCGGAACTTGTACACGGGTGTCATAGTCCTCGCCCGCTTTAATAGCTAGGCATTTTTGGATAAAGTCGTCGTCTACATCCAAATCTACATATTCAACATCATCCCATGCTTCATTTAAATTCACGCCTCGAGACTTTGCTTCTTTGTCGTGCTTCTTTTTGTATTCTGGATTAATAATGCGATATGCACGATCGTTAGTGTAGTCGCAAACTTCTACTTCATATACCCGTTGACTCTTAGTGCTAAACACAATATTGAAGCTGTAGCCGCCAGGACCGTTAACACCGTTCCAGCTACTCAGCTGATAGCTGTTTGAACCATAGCAACTCCAACCATAATCACCACCTTCAGTGATTTTATAGTCAACTAATTCCATCCATTCTTTCATTGTAATCATTTGTAAACCTTTGTATCAAAAATGATTAATGCACCTATGATAAGAAATAAAATTCCAGTCATAGTGTGACCAACACTAACATCAGCAAGTCCAGTAAGGACGTTTAAAACACCAATTGTATAGCCAATTGGTTTGCGGTATCTATCAAATAATTCTACAAATTTGTTCATTGTTCATATCCTTGTTTAAGTATTGCACGTTCTTGTTCCCATTCAGCCATTTGTTTAGCTCGTTCTTGTTCACGCTTGTCTAAGCATGGTTGGCACATTGTTCGAACCCACCCATTATCACTGCTACGTTCGGCAGTATTACCACATGATTCGCATGTACACCCACTCATGCTTTCGGCCATACGCACCATACCGTCAATGACATCATCACCGCCAGTGTAGTAAAACCGTAGTGTGCCAAACTTTTCTTTAACTTGATCCAGCGTTACTTGAGGAATTTCTGGAGGAACTTCTTGTAACGGTTGAGTCATAAACTCTTCTGCACGTTGTTTAATGTAGTCTGCACTAATGCCTTTGTTAGCATATTCTTCGGCCATCAAGTCTGCAAACAATTCGGCATTACCTGATTGCCCCGCTTCACGGATTTTGTTGAATCTAATAACAACTTCACGCTGACGGTTCCGCCAATCGATATGATGCTGTATATTACCCATGAGGTTATTAATGATGTTAAACCAACCATCACCGCAATCAAAACCCCAGCACATACAAGTTTCTGTCATGGGCTTATTACGATTAACCATCATCTTGGGATAGTTTTTACACAGTTGTTCGTCTAGTTCTTGTCTCATTGTTCCTCCGGAACTTCTACGAAATCTTTAATAATTAGATCTAATGCTTCAATCCTACGGATATTACCTGCTACATCTTCTGGATGAAGCCAATAACCCGTAGGATTACTTTCAGTTTTAGGATTCTTTTTCCATTTTTTCAATTCGCTTTTCAAATACGCTCTGTAGTCTCTAAGGTTAAGAGCAGTAATTCGATCAGCAGTTTCACCATCGATCCATTGATGCGGTTTATGTTTAGACTTGCTCATTGCGCTACCTTTACATAATTAAGCCTAGTTACATCATTTTCGTGTTTCCAATGTTTATGATAACCTTTTACTTTGGCTTTGACAATGACTGCTGGACCAATTTCAAGATTAGTCTTACTGACCCAAGCGGCCATTTTGTTGTTAATTATAGCATCAATATTAAATCCTTCAAAGTTTTTTGACTTAACTGATGAAATAATTTCTGCATCCAAATCTTTAATCCAAGTGTCTATGTCTGCCAAATGGCCTTCATCGACACTCTTTGCAGCTTTTTTAACTTTGGTTTGTGCAACATCTCGAATCTGAACACTAGGCAAACAGGCAACATAACCAAATTGATTTTGCTTTACAGTTTCACCATTCAAAATGGTATTCACATTGGTTTGGAAATCGTTTTCGCCTTCGATAGCTCCAAACATGAATTTTCGAAAATGCTTTTTGACATCCTCTGCCCTAGTAATATCCTCTTCGGTTATTTTAAGTGGCATAGGTGCATCCTTAGGATCAGCAGTCCAGATTGCAGGATCCAGGGTGCAGAGCATGAGAAGTTTATTTGAGTGTTTGGTAAACAGAAACTTACCGTCTTCTGCCCAAATATTTTCATTTTCTTTGATATATGCGCCATTAATCCGTTGAGCTGCACAAGCCAGCTCAAGAACTTGTTGGGTTGGGTACTCTTTCATGTCGCTCTCTGGGTGAGTTAATATACTGTGTATTTTACATGAAAATGAAGTCAGTGTCAACCTTCTTTAGTCGTACATAGACTTTTTTGATTAGCTGTTTTATAACAGGATCATTTTGGTTTGGGAATTCACCTTTATACATGCCCAAACAAGGACTGGCATATTGGTTATGAAATCTCAGCCTGCTTAGTGTTTCTACATTGTGCAGATAGCGGAGTGCTCGTGTCTTGCCTAAACTACGGCAAAGTTCTATTGCAATAGAAATAGAGTAAGCATCTATTTCTTCAGGATCTGCCAAATACTCTTTGTGTTCAGGACCTCGTTCAACACCTAATTTAAATTTACGTTTTCGATATTGCCTTTGGTGCCGCAATTCATGAACAACAGTATCGAAAATCTGTATTAGTAATTCTGTAGAATGTTTTGGGAACCAAACGTGATCTTTTGGAAAGTTATGAGTAATAACTAGTTCGATACAAACATCACCTTCTTCATCATCTACTGGGTCGTAGTATCCGTTGGCATAAAACACTTCGGATAATAAATTCTTGTCTCGACGAGTTTTAACTTTAAGTTCAATATCGTTGAGTCTGAATTCTTTTCGAACTTGGTTGAGCAACTTTTGGAAACTTAGGCCTGATTTTGTGCTAGATCTTATTGAATTGCATATAGCACAAATAGTTTCCATTACGCTGTTCATAGTTACAACCTATAAGTTACCCTACCTTTTGTTAAATCATAAGGGCTAACTTCAATTTTAACCGAGTCCCCTAAAATGATTCTTATCTTGTGTTGCTTTAATTTTCCGCCCATATAACAAAGTAAAGTATTAGGCATGTTATCTACCTTAACTCTAAACATGTTTCCGGGTAGTACTTCGTCAACTTGTCCAACTAGTTCAATAATATCGTCTTTTGCCATTATACTTTGGTGACGACGATTTTACCGTCTTCAACTTTAATATCCAATGTGTCTCCTTCTTTCCAGCCTGTAAGTTCTAAAACTTCATCTGGAAATTTCATCATAACATTATCAGGATCTCCAGGAATTTCCTGAAAAATATCCTCTGCTGTAAAAATAAATTTTTCGTTTTGTTCCATAGGTTGTATTTAACTATAAATTAGTTGTCTTCGTATGGTACTGGAAACCAACCTAGTCTGTCAAGATCTGTGGCAATCTCATCTGTAATAGTTCCTTCTGGTACGTATTTCTTTGCGGCCATATAACGATCGCCTTCTTCCAGATCATAAGTAGCAAGTCCGCCCATGCCACTACAATACCAATCCATATAGTCGCCACCTTGGTTTCTAAGACGTGCTACAATGCCGCCGGCGCCGCGCCAACTGGCATGCCATAAATCTTTATCTCGGTCTTGTCTAATAGCAGGCCACAATTCTTTTGGGCACCATTGCATATTACACCATGCCGCATATAAATTTTGAGCATAGTCGTCCCGAGACCGAATCTTGTTTAAGATTTCGGCGTCTCGATAAATGTCTTCAACTAAATCCCTCAATGGTATGCACCTCTAAAACAATGCAGAACTTCGTGTCCTAAATTATGAATACTTGCCATTTTTGGAGTGTAAATTACACATTCTTTGCCCTCCCAAAATGAACAGGCTTGAACATCAAAACGCCATACTTTACCACCGCGTTTTTTATTTTCGGCAGCACATGCCGCATTGACGTCTTTGACTACAACCCATTTTAGATGAACTTGTGATACTTCATTTTGAGTTACGTCAAATTTTGAATCTGGATCTTGCCAGTTCCATGCCCAAGCGGTATTAGCAATAAGTAGTAAACCAAAAAGTGCCTTTTTCATCTGTGCCTCTGTGTGTTGTTAATATGGTGTAGACGGTAGGATTCGAACCTACAAAGCCGTCATATTGACTAGGCCCAGGCCCCCTGTGGCCGTTCGTTACACCACAGGGGAGGTCTACCAATTCCACTCACGTCTACTTGCATAGTATATATTCAATTCTGGGCAAAGTCAAGTTATTTTGGTACCCGTATAAACTACAGTTAAATATCAGTAATGAATTTTAACCAAATACCTTTTGAAAATATTGTTCGTTTTGGACAGAGAACTATGTTGGACCGACCACTATTTTCTGTGAGTTGGATACTCGGACGTTTTTGTAATTATAATTGCAGCTACTGTTGGCCTTATGCACGAAGTGATAGTGTTGACCATCGAACACTGGAAGTCTACACTTCTGTAGTTGATGAAATAAAACGACAAGCAAGAGCTAATGGTTTTAACGAATTTCACTGGAGTTTTAGTGGCGGAGAGCCAACTGCTTATAAAAATCTTTTGGATCTAGTACAGCACTTGGACGAAAAAGAAAGTTCGTACCAAAGTATCCATATGACTACTAATTTAAGTCCAGGAAGCAAATGGTGGAAAACTTGGTGTGATAAAACAGGACTGTTACAACGTAGAAGTATAACTGCCAGCTTCCACGACGAGTTCGCTAAAGAACAAGAGTTTGGCGATAAGTGTTTACAGTTACAATACGAACTAGTTCATGTTACTATTAACCAAGTAATGGTTCCTGAAAAGTTTTATGAACTGTATGAGCGTATGGAACGTTTCCATAAACGTGGAATTAATGTAACTCTTAAACCACAAAGTGATCCAACTGCTAGTCATATAGTAGACGGATATACCGATGACATGATTAAACTAATGCAAGAAGGATTCCCACAAAAGTCGCAAGGAGAAGAAGTTTATCAAATTCGCCTAAATGACGGAGTGAAAGACTACTACTTTGACCAAGCAGAAAGATTTAATGCTTTTGGATTTAATAAATTTCAAAATTGGACTTGCAATAGTGGTTATCAAAGTGTTATAATTAGAGGTAACGAAGTTAAGCGTAGTTACAGTTGCCATGACGAACCGTTAGGTACACTAGAACACTTTGAATTATTTAAGGAACCTAGACGCTGTATTACACCTACTTGTGTAAGCTCAGCGGATAGTAAAATACCAAAATGCAAATAGACTTAGAACATTTACACTACTGGATGTGTGCCATTCGCGAAAGCAAAGATCCTATGCGTACTCTTGATGCTTTCTGGCAAGGGCAGTTAAAAAGTAAAGACTGGTTAATTGAAAACTTGGTCTATTACATCTACCCAGAACGTAACAAGGAATTAGACTTTCCAGTAAGTGTTGACATACACGGAGGTTGGGTAGGAGTTTTAGCCAGTATGTTGTTTCAATCTGATCTTCCTATCAGCAACATTCGTAGCGTTGATATAGATCCTAACTGCGAGTCTGTTGCTACGATGATGAACAAAAAAGAAGAAATAGAAGGACGTTTTAGAGCAGTAACAGCTGATATGTGTACACTACGCAGTGATGCTGATATTATTATCAATACCAGTTGCGAACACATTACACAAGATCAATATGATCTGTGGCTCAGTGGACATCCTCACAACAGTTTACTAGTTCTCCAGAGCAATAATTACAACATTCCGGAGCACGTTAGAATTGCCAACGACTTAGAAGAATTCAAACAACAATGTCATGTCAAAGTGTTATGGGCAAGAGAACTAGTTTTACCTTTATACACAAGGTTTATGATTATAGGTCAAAATGTATAATTTAAACCAAATCAAAACAGTTCATTTGGAAGTAACTAGCCGATGCCAGGCTACTTGTCCTATGTGTGCAAGGAATATTCAAGGGTTAGATAATCCTTGGTTAGAATTAGATGAAATTACTCTTGATCAATTCAAACAATGGTTTCCTGTTGATTTTATAAAACAGTTAGATAGATTGTATATGTGTGGTAACTTAGGTGATCCTATTGTTGCAAAAGACACACTGAAGATTTTTCAATACTTAAGAGAAACAAATCCAACTATTTCTTTAAGCATGAATACAAACGGCTCTGCAAAGAGTTGGCATTTCTGGAAAGGACTTGCTGGATTAAAAGTACATGTTCGATTTGGTATTGATGGGTTAATTGATACTCATAGTTTATATCGCATTGGTACAGACTGGGTAAAAATTATAGACAATGCTAGACTGTTTATTAATGCAGGAGGTGAAGCAACTTGGGATATGCTGGTATTTGAACATAACGAGCACCAGGTAGAAATTTGTAGAGAATTAAGTGAACAGTTAGGTTTTAAAAACTTTGTATCTAAAAATACATCTCGTTTTAGAGAGGACAAGTTGCAGGTGCTAAACAAAGATGGCACAACTAGTCATGTATTATTTCCTTCTATTAAAAGCAAAAAAATATCTAAGTTACTTGGAACAGACGAACCTGCAGAAATTTCCTGTAAAGTTTTGAATGAGAAAAGCATATACATTAATGCTAAAGGACAAGTGATTCCTTGTTGCTGGCTTGATTATAATGCTATGTTGCCTATACACCCATCTCGAGTAGACATGTTGGATAAAGGTATTAAGTTTGAAACTTTAAAAGAAAAAACACTAGATGAAATTTTCGGTGAAAAAACATTTACCACTATTAGAGATAGCTGGGGTACTAGTCCAGTCCGCGAATGTAGTAGACAATGCGGAAAAATTGATAAATTCAATGAGCAGTTCAATTAGGATAAATGATGGAAACCGGAATAGTAAAATGGTACAATGATGCTAAAAAGTATGGCTTCATTACTGCCGACAAAGATAATGCAAACATCTACGCAGAACGATGGGATATTAAAAATGATCCGCAAACTATGTTTGAATTGCAACGTGTAGAATTTGACAGGATTGAAACTGATACAGGTCTGAAAGCAATCAACATTAACGTTATTCAACTTGAAGAACATAAGATGCTAGAGCTTCCTCGTATTAGTGTTTTTGATAACTTATTAACTGCTGAGTTTTGTCAACGTTTAATAGAAAAACATTCTCAAGCAGGAATGAACCCTAACAGCGGTTATCAAAGCCGTGTTGAATCCTATGCACAAGTTACAGAAGAAGTAGAGGATCGGGGAATTAGTTTAGGAGTTGATCCTTACGATTACGATGTATTGGCAACAGCTATTGTGCAAGCCGCACGAATTCCTTATAGTCACATAGAAGCCATTGATGTATACAATTACGAAACAGGACAGTTTCTTGCATACCATCATGATTACCCTTATGATCCAAGACAGATTAATTATTACAAGTACGGCGGTGACAGAGTAGGAACTGGAATATTCTATCTAAATGACAATTTCAAAGGCGGCGAAACTTACTTTCCTAAACACAACGTAACTGTAAAACCAAAGACTGGCTCTTTCTTGTATTTTCAACAATGTTATGATGAAGCAACAAATTGGTCAACTATTCATGAAAGTACAAAAATAACTTCAGGCACTAAATGGATTGCCAGTTGCTTTTTTAGTGACAGACCTCGAGTAGGCTGGAGTCCAAGAGACCATTTGTATGATAATAAGTGATTGGAAACCTTTTTACAAATATGACAATGACGGTACTCCTAATTGCATGTCGCAACAAACATATGAGCCGTTAATAAGTCCTGACGGAAAAACATTCTGCGCCAACTACGATTGGCAAAACAAATATCAACGTATGTGGCAACCCAATCGTGTTGGTTACACAGA